CTATTATTTTTCATAATTGTCAAAAAGATCAAAATAAAAATGTCATAGAAATTAAGTGTAAAAACAATTCTGTTAAAGAAGAATTAGAATTTCTATTCTTACATAGAAAAATGCTTAATTTTAACAGAAAAGCATTTAATTTAGTCAAAAGATTATGTATAAACGGAGATTTTTTCTATGAAATTCTAATAAATCCAGAGAATCCAAAAGATGGCGTTCTTGGCCTTTTAGAATTAGCTCCAGAAAGCATGTATAGAATTGAAACAACAAAAGGAAAATTGTTAGAGTTTCAACAATCATCAGAGGGACCAGATTATGAAGCTTTAATTAAGGCTCCTGTTACGCAAGCTACAGATGATGAATTGAACTTATCCAAAGCAATTCGATTTACACCACAACAAATTATTCATTTTAGATTGGGCGAAGACAGAAAATTATTCTATCCATATGGTCAATCATTAATAGAACCTGCTAGAAGTCCTGCTCATCAATTAAGATTGATGGAGGATTCTATGATAGTTTATAGACTTGCAAGAGCACCAGAAAGAAGAGTTTTTTATATTGATACTGGGACAATGAGTGGTCATCGTCAAGAAGCTTTAATGTCTAGAATGCAAGATTTGTTAAGAAAAAAGAAAGTAGTCACAAGACCAGGAGATGGATCATCTGTTGTAGACGAAAGATGGAGTGCTCCATCTGCTGATGAAGATTATTGGATTCCTATTAGACCAAATTCAAATACAAGAATAGAAACCCTTCCTGGTGCATCTAATCTTGGAGAAATTGATGATTCTGTTTATTTTAGAAATAAATTATATGTATCATTAAATTTTCCTCAAAATTATTTTAATAATGAAGATGTAAATGCAACAAGAGTTACACTATCTTCTCAAAACATACGTTTTGCAAGAATGATAGAAAGAATTCAAGAACATGTTGAAGATGGTTTGTGGCAAATAGCTGATAGACATTTAAAATTAATCGGATATCCTGAAGATTGTTATGAAGATTTAGTAGTAAAAATGACAATTCCTTCAGAATGGAGAACGTTATCAAGAATGGAAATTGATAGCACTAGAATTAATAATGCAAATACATTAAAATCTTTACAATTATATTCAGATTATGATCTTCTAACTAGAATTTTAGAACATAATGAAGAAGAAGCTAAGATGATTGTATCAAGAGCTAAAAATCAAAAACTTGAAGAAGCTAAGATGCAAATATTAATTCAAAATCCAACTTTATTAGGCATAGGAATACCAGGAAACAATGAAGATCAAATAGGTGCAGAACCTGGCGGTCCATCAAATATGCCTACACCAGATGAACAACAACCACAACAACCTGAACAACCTAATCAAAATACAGATAATTTAAACAATGAACCACAACAATCAGAACAACCTAAAAAGAAAAACAACTCAAAGCCACTTGAAAATCCTAGTGAAGAAGATATCAAATTATATGATTTAGAAATAAGTGATTATGGAAGTGATAAAGACTTAGAAGAACCAGATTTTAGTGAAATTTAAAGATTTGAATTGTTTAAATCCCCACCAGTATCAGCAACTGGTGGTCTTATCATTTCAATATCCTTAGAATTTGAAACTGGTTTTGATATAAAATCTAATTTTAATTTATTAAATTCTCTTTTTATTTCAGGATCTATTTCTGACAATCTTTTAAAAAGTTTTTTAACTTCAGATTCATGAGATTTCCAAGCAATTTTAATAATTTTTTCTAATATTTCATCATTGTTATGCTCTGATGGATTAATAGAATCTGCATCTGATAAATTGGATTCTCTAATATACTGCAAAAAAGACTTCATAAATTAACCTTTATTAAACTTAATTATAATTATTTATTAAGGATTGAAATAAACTCAATTGAAAAAATTAATATATTTTTGAAAAATATGAATAGTAACGTCATATATAAATTCAATTCCTTGATTTTGTGCAAGAAAAATGCACACAGCTTTAATTAAAAAATGCATAGGAGCAATTTAATATGAAAAGAAAACTAATTAGCTATGAAGCTTTTGAAAACATGAAAAATAATGCTGTTTCAAATGCTAAACATGAATTATCAGAAGCAAAAACAATTCTACAAAAAGCATTGAAAGTAGAAAATCTTAGCATTTCACATTTTAATCAAGATTCTGTTGTTTACGAATCAAATGGTTCTTATATACATGCTAATTACAAATTAGATAAAAATAAAGTTGTTTTTGAAAATATTGAACAACTTGTTATTGATAAAGACTCCGAAGACGTTGCATCTAAAAAATTAGTTGCAAATTTAGTAGACGCTTTATTAGATGAAAATGAAGCTGTAGCTTTAGAAAAAGCAAATAATATATTTGAAAAATATATTACATCAGGATTTTTCAAAAGAAATATTTCAGAAGCTTGCTCACCAAAAGCAAAGAAGAAAAAGGAAGACAAAAAAGACAAAAAGGAAGATAAAAAAGATAAATTAGTTTCTGGAAAAATTAAATTGTTTTTAAAAGGTGGAAAAGCAGAAGAAGCTGAAGATAAAGAAGCTGACGATGATATGCCAAAGAAAAAAGGCAAAGGCTTTTTAAAGTTCAAAAAAGCTACTGAAAAAGCTAAAAAACTTAAAGAATGGGCAACTCTTGTAGAAAATGTAGAAGGATATTTTGATTATAAAACTTTTGGACCAGTTTTAAAAGAAAGTGTAATTGAAAGAGACGCTAAAGGCAATGTTATTGCAATGGCTGTTCCTAATACAACAGCTAGAAACGAAGCTAAACTTTTAAGCTTTAATTGGAAAACTCTTGATTCTGATGTTAAAGTTTTAAGAAGTGGAGCTAAAAAGCTTGCTGAAAATGCAGAATTCTGCAAAGCAGTTTCATCAATTAAAAGATTTAATGCAATTAGCGATACTGACAAAATTCAAGAATCTTTGGAAGACTTAGTTTCTAGATTTAGCAATGTTCTTTATTTAACACAAGATGAATTGTCATCAATTGTTTCTGAAGCTTTAGAGTCTGTTAATGCATCTAATTATGATGATCAAACATGTGATTTTATTGCTGAAGCAATTTTAGTTACAGCACATAATAACTATTCAGAAAGAGTAAACAAGATTATGAATCTTGCTGGTTCTTCTTTAGAAGAAAGTGCAGATGATGCTTATGAAACATTTAAAAACACTGTAGATTCATTCTACAATAAATTAGATGAAAGCACTGCAAAAGAAATGCAAGTTTTTGTTGATCTTTATGAAAGTTTAAGATCTGCTTACTCAATCGCTTTAAGCTCAAATAATGATTATGTAAAACAAGAAACTGCTTCTCATTTAAATGAATTGTTAGCAATCTTAGAACAAGGTGCAGAACCTAATTTTGATGTTGCATATGAAGCGGCTCAATGGTTATCACAATTAATTGAAACAAATTTAGATTCAGAAGTTTGGAATGTTTCAAATAATGTTCATGTTACTGTTGGTGGAGACCATCCTAGAATGGCACAAAATGCTAAGAAGGGATATACACCAGCATCTGATTTCAATGGTGCTTGGGATAGCACAGCACCTGTTTCAGACGGCAAAGGAACTAAAAAAGAATTGTCTGATGAAATGGAAAAAGACGGATGGAGCAATGTTGGAGGAGAAGATTCTTATCCTTCATTAAGCAATCCATATGTTCCTAAACCATTTGGCGACTATAAAATTAAAGGTGAAAAATCTGTTGATGACGACTCAGATCAATTAGCTCACGTTGGTGGAGAAGATACTTGGCCAAATTTAACAAATCCATATTTGTTAAAAGCAGCAGATATTAAAATGAATAATGGATCAGGCACTGATCTTGTAGTTGATAAATAATAGTTTTATAGGAGATTTATGAATATAATTTTATTAGAAAATACAGATTTCTCCGCAGGAACTGTTTATCAAGAAAGCCTTATTATGGGTGGCATTGGTGCAATCTTCAACGAAATGGAATTGAATGAATCTACAGATTCTTCAAAGCAATTAAAATTTCGTGGAAAATTTCAAGAAGCTGATGCTGTTAATAAAAATAAGAGAATGTATCCTTATGAAATTCTTGATGAAAATATCAAGACTCTTCAAAAGTGTATGAATGAAGGTGGATTAATAGGAGAATTGGATCACCCAACAGATTCTATTGTTCATTTTCAACAAGCTTCTCACAAAATAACAAAACTTTGGTGGGAAGGCAAGACTCTTATGGGAGAAGGCGTAATTCTTAATACTCCATGTGGAAAAATTTTAAGAAGTCTTATTAATGATGGTGTAAGAATTGGCATTAGCAGTCGTGGTGTTGGAAGTGGAAAAGTTGATGAAAACGGAATCCTTGTAATTGGAGAAAGTTATAAACTTATTACTTTTGATACAGTGGCTGATCCAAGTACATATTCAGCTTTCCAAAAGAAAGTTTCTTCTGAGAAGCATGAACATAATTTAAAGAATTTTGAAAATTCTTTAGTAAAAAATGAAACTAGCGGCATAAATAAGAATGTTGATAAAGATATTCTTCTTGCTTGTCTAGGCAATGTTATTAAACAACAAACAAATCAAGTTAAGAGAGGTTTAAATAATGGATAAGATTACAGAAGCATTAAAAAAATTAGTGCCATCAGACCAACTTGCTGAACTTACTTCAGCAATTAATGAAATGATTGAACAATCAAAACAAGAGTTGGAAGCTGAATATAACAAAAACTTAGAAGAAGCTTATGAAGAATTAGCATCAGAAAACCGTAAAGCGGAAGAAGTTGCTGAAGAAGGATATCGCCAAGCATGGGACATCATTTCTGAATTAAGAAATAGAATGGACACAATGAAAGCTGAATATTCAGATGCTTTGGAAGAAGGATACACAGAAGCTTATCAACAACTTTTAGAAGAAAAAGATAAGAACAAAAATATCGAAACTGAACTTTACGAAGAATATGAAAGAAGATTTGAAGAAAGCAAGAATTATATTGTTGATAAAGTTGATGCTTTCTTGAAATTAAAAGGAAAAGAAATCTACGAACAAGCTAAGAGAGATGTTATGTCAGATCCATCTATGGTTGAACATAAGATCGTTCTTGAAAATATCGTAGAAACTTTAAGTGATTATATTAGTGACGAAGATAAAGTTTTAGCAACATCAAATAAATTAGAAAGCATGAAAGCTACTTTAGAAGCAACAAATGCAAGAGTTAGAATGTTAGAAGCTAAAAACATTAAATTGTCAACTGAAAACAATAAATTAAATGAAGCTGTAAAACAAGCTTCAGAAATGCTTACTGAAAGCAACAAACAAGTTGCTAAAGATAGCAAGAAAGAAAGAATTGAAAAAGCACAGAATGTAACTGGACGTGGCGAAACAGTAGTTGAAAATGTAAAAGTTATTACAGAAACTGCTGATACTAAACAATCAACAAAGTCTGAAGACGTTGTTTCAGACAATATGTTAAATGAACATGGCCTTGATTTAAATGAACTTAAAGTTCTTTCAGGTCTTAAAAAATAATAAATAGTTTTTACTTTTAGTTTGCCGAAAGGCAAAAGGAAATAAACATGAATCCAAATGCAATGTATTTAGAAGAATCTCGTAAATTAGAAGAAAAGTGGGGCAAAATTGGCTTGCTTGAAGGAATTAATGATTCCGATGTCAAGAGAATGACTGCTACTCTTCTTGAAAATCAAAGATTGTTTAACGAAACAAGCACAGACTCCAGTGATATCGCACAATTCAAGAGAATTTCTATTCCTCTCGTAAGAAGAATTTTCCCACAATTGATCGCAAACAAAATCGTTTCAATTCAACCTTTACTTGGACCAACAGGGTTAGTTTACTACCTACGTTACAGATACTCATCTAACAAAGGTGCTACTCGTGGTGCATCAAATAACTCTGGCTTCCCAGGTGACGATGCAAACTCATTACAACAATTAGCAACTGGTGATGCAAACTTAGATACTATGTATACATCACAAATGGTTAGCAATGAAGTTAGCTCAACTGACTCTGGTGCAACAACAACTGCTGCTTACAGCCCATTAGAACATACTCCAGTTATTCCTGGATCTGTTACTGGTACTGTATATGATGGAACAACAGTTGTTCAAACATTTACTGTTTCTGAAAGTGGTGTGTTCACTTTCTCTGACGTAAATTCACCATCAATCAAAGCAACAGCAGGCACATTGAACGTTACAACAGGTGAAATGGTATTAACATGGAATAGTGCTGCTGGGGACAATCACGTTGTAGTTAGCTATGAATACAACATGGAAGGCAACCCAGATATGCCAGAAATCAACATGGCAGTTGAATCAGATTCCGTAACAGCAAAAACACGTAAGTTGAAAGCTGTTTGGACATATGAAGCTCAACAAGACTTACGTTCTCAACACAACTTAGACGCAGAAGCAGAATTAACTCAAGTTCTTGCTCAAGAAATTAATCTTGAAATTGACAGAGAAATTCTTAATGACTTGAGAACAAATGCTGGTACTGTTTCAGCTTGGGACTACAACACAGCATTGGGCGACAATATCAAAGAAAAATACGAATCTCTTTATGTTAAACTTACAGAAGTTTCTGCTACAGTTCACAGAAAGACATTGCGTGGCGGTGCAAACTGGATCGTATGTGCTCCAGAAGTTGCAGCTATCTTTGAAACAGCAACAGCAGGTTATGCTCCTGCATCTACAGAATCTTTCACAAGCAGCTTAGGCGTTCAATACGTTGGAACTGTTAACTCTAAGTGGAAGCTTTACAAAGACCCATTGTTCCAAAGAAATCAAATCTTAGGTGGATATAAGGGTGATAGTTATATGGACTCTGGATACTTCTTCTGTCCTTATGTTCCATTAACACAAACTCCAGTTGTGTTAGATCCAGAATCTTTCACACCAAGAAAAGGTTTGATGACACGTTACGGCAAGAAATTGTTAAGAGACGGTGCAAAATTCTTCTTCAGAATGAGCATTGCAAACTTTTCTGCTTAATTTTAATAACTAAAAATAGTATAATGAGAGGCTTGATAATATCAAGCCTCTTTTTTTATATAAAAAAATAACATGGAAAATAAACTAAAAATATTTCTAGATAAAGCTTTTGCTATTCATAAAAATGAATATGATTATTCAAAATCTAATTATATAAATTCTCACACTAAATTATGCATAATTTGCAAAAAACATGGTGAGTTTTTTCAAACTCCAATGGGTCATATAAATCAAAAACAAAAATGCCCAAAATGTGCTATTGAAAATAAAAAATATAATAATATTACAACTACAGAATTTATAAAAAGAGCAAAGCAAAAATGGGGAGATACTTATGATTATGAAATCACAAATTATATAAATAAAAATACAAAAATACAATTTATTTGTCCAAAACATGGATTACAAGAACAAAAGCCAAATCTTCACATAAAGAATGGATGTCAATTTTGTAATGGTCGTGGAATTTCTAAATATGACACAGCTACTTTTATAAAAAAAGCAAAAGAAATTCATAATAACTTTTATTCTTATGATAAAACAATTTTATCATCTATAAACAATAAAATTATAATAACATGTCCTATTCATGGAGACTTTAATCAAAAAGCTGCAAATCATATACATTTAAAAAATGGTTGTCCTAAATGTAATGGTGGCGTTTCAATAAATAATTCTGATTTTATTGAAAAATCAATTAATAAACATGGGAATAAATTTGATTATTCCAATACAAATTATATTGATTCTCATAAAACAGTAGAAATAAAATGTCAAAAACATGGCATATTTAAGCAAAAAGCTTATTTACATTTACAAACAATTCATTGTTGTCCATTCTGCGTTTCAGAATTAACAAGCTCTTGTCAAGAAAAAGAATTATTAGAATTTGTAAAAAATAATTACTCACAAAATATTCTATCAAATGATAGAACAGCACTTTTAAACAAAGAAATTGATATTTATTTACCAGATATAAATCTTGGAATAGAATTTAATGGAAATTATTGGCATACAGAAAATATTGTTGGTAAAAATTATCATTTAAATAAAACCAATTTGGCAATTAAAAATAATATAAAATTACTACAAATTTTTGAAAGTGAATGGAATGAAAAACAAGAAATAGTAAAATCAAGAATACTAAGTAATATTGGAATTAATCAAAAAATTTATGCCAGAAAAACAAAAATAATAAATATATCTCTTGAAGAAAAAAATAATTTTTTAGAAAAAACACACATACAAGGAAAAGATAATTCAACAATATATTTTGGATTATCTTTTAATGATGAATTAATTGCTTGTATGACTTTTGGCAAGCCAAGATTTAATAATAAATATAAATATGAATTAATAAGATATTCATCTAAATTAAATACCAATGTAATTGGCGGTGCTAGTAAACTACTAAATCATTTCATTTGCAATTTTACAGGATCAATAATATCTTATGCTGATAGACGCTGGTAAAATGGTTCTTTATATGAAAAATTGGGCTTTTATAAATCACATATAACAAAACCCAATTATTTTTATTATAATATTTCTAACAAAAAATGTTACAACAGAATGAAATTTCAAAAACATAAACTAAAAAACATGCCATTTTTTGATGAAAAATTAACTGAATATGAAATAATGAAATTAAATGGATATGATAGAATTTGGGATTGCGGAAATATTTGCTATATTAAATATTAATTTTTGATTAATTAAATGTTAATAATTTAAATTAATTTAAATAGTATTTTTGTTTTATTGTATATAAAACATGCCAGGAACAAGCAATAATTATTTTACATCAATGATGATTTTGGGAACAACAGAAGTAAGTCTTCCATCATCTTACAATTATACTTCATCAGGATCATTAACACTAGGAAGTTCTTTTGCTGTAACTAAATTTAATGTTAAATACAGTTCATCAGGATCATTAACATTAGGAAGTTCTTTTACTGTAACTAAATTTAATGTTAAATATATTTCATCAGGATCATTAACATTAGGAAGTTCTTTTACTGTTAAAAACAATTCATCAATTTTAATAAATTATATTTTAAGTGGACCAAAAATAATAAACTTAGATTTTAATAATAGTTATTATAATTTTAATATTATAGATGATTTTAACGAAGAGTTTCAAATAAAAATTACATCAGACAAAAACATTGATTTTTACCCAAATAATATAATAAAAGAAAAAAAATCACTTTTACTTAGAAAACTTTCCTGTTGGTGATTACAAAATATCAATAGAATCATTGCTAGAATCAATAAAATTAAATGGCAATGAACTAAATATAAGAGTAGTAAGTTCAAATTCTAAAGAAGGCTTACATCCAAAAATTTCGTTTAAAATAGATTTTAATATTGAAGATTTAAATAATAATGTTTCTGATTTTAAAACTGTGTCTGTCCCTTTGCTAAATAAAACATTAAAACATAATGATATTTTTGTTTTATATGGTAATGATGCAACATATTTTAAAAATAACATTTTACCACAATATAAGGATTTAATAAAAATAATATAATGTTTTACTTTCCAAATTTAAATGTAGTATTTGTTCCAATTGAGAGAACAGCCAGCAGATCAACTGAACAATATCTTTTTGCTCATGATCCCGATGGATATAGATTAGGAACTCATAGACATTCCTGTAATGTCTCTGAATTGAATAACATCAATCCATCAAAAATCTATATTACAAGAAGGCATCCTTGGGATAGACTCTGTTCAATGTATAGTTCTGATTTAATTCGTGGATACACCTACTTCAGTGATATTAATAGCTATCTTGATTTCTATATTGCAAATGAATCAAATCCATTTATGGAGAATATTGAACCTTATCCAAATGTCTTCTCTCCAATGGAAAAACTTATTAATGATTCTCCTGTTCACATGTATAGATCGCAGAGTTATTATTTGAATGTATTATCTGAATATAATTTGACACATTTAAAATATGAGGAAATACCATCAATCACACAGGAATCATGGAGTAATCCAGCAATTGAATTTCCAAATATCTCTGATGAAAATGTAAATCAATCTGCTGAATTATATTCAGTTGAGTTAGAGAATAAATTGAAGAATTTGTGGGGAGGAGATTACTATGGCTATTAAATTAATGGATGGATTTGATAATTATGGAATTCCACATTTATTAGCAGGAACATCAGCAATATCAACTGTTCTTGGAAAGAATTATTCATCAGTAACTTACGGTGATATTCGTGTAGTTCCTGGAAGATACGGAAATAGTCATGCTTTAAGATTCAATGGCAATAAGAACGCAAGTCAAATAAAGCAGACAATTTCTGCAACTGGAGTGACATCATTCATTGTTGGATTCAATTTCTATATGCCAACACTAGTTATTAGTGACTGTGATTTTCAGATTACCAATAACACCCAAAACAATTCTAGAGGAATTAGAATTTACGCTGCTTCAACTTCAGTAGATCCAACAATCTATTTGAATGGAACATCAATGGGAACTATTGCCAGAAACACATGGCACCACATTGAGGCAGTAATTGTATTATCTGGACCATCTGAATTATTTGTCAATGGAACGTCGGTTGGCACCACAGCCAATAGCATGAGTTATGACGGAACATTTCAGATATGGAGAAATACTGGCAATTCAAATGATTCATGCTATATAGATGATTATTATGTTATGGACAATACTGGCTCAACAAACAATGCTAGAATTGGAAGTGCCTCATATATTCCAAGAATTGAAACATTAGTTCCTAGATCTGATGTCTCAAATTCCTGGACAATTACTGCTGGGACATTTTCTGGAGGCAATGCAACTGTTACATGTACATTTGAAGCACATGGAATACAAACATTAACTCCATCAAACTTTGAAGCAGATGTTGGAGCTAAATCTTTAATATATAATTATGTTTATGTGTCTAACACAACAAATACTGCCTATGCAGGATCAAAATATCTACTAATTGGAAGAAACAACAGCACATTATCAACTTCATCTGCATTTGTGTTTACAACAATAGCAAATTCAGTATCATTTTATTTAAAAAGTGATGCTTATTACGGCAGTCCAACAATTACAGTATATATCACAGTGAACGGAACCACAACTGCTTATACTGCGAATTCTACATGGACGCAATACACTTTAACATTAAATAGATATTCAACAATTATGTTTGAGACTGATCCAAATAACACAACTAATAGATCTTTCTGTTTAGATAATATTGCATTTACTTATTCATCACAAACAGCATCTATTGCAAATAAGTCACCAGAAGATACTTCTGGTTCTGGATATGTTTTATCAACTTCAACAGTAAATAATACATATCTTTTTAATATGGATGACTTGTCTTCGATTAAATCAGTAAAAGCTGCTGCAACAAAAGTTCATACTGGATATACAACATCTGCAACAACAGAAAAATTGATTGGATCTGGTAGCACTGAATTTGGTACTACTATAAATAGTAATCAAGCAAGTAGTTCAGGAAACTGGAATATTCAGTATTTCGATACTGATCCTGTGGCAGCAAGTAGTTGGTCAGAAAGTGGAGTTAATGCATTTCAATTGGGACTAATAAAGAAAACATAACTTTACTTCTTGAAAATTAATTATATAATTTAATTAATATTTTAATTTATTTGATTGGAAATTATGAAAAGAAGAACTTTACTTAAAGCTGGAATTTGTGGTGGATTATCTTTAGCTCAGTTTTTTAGATTACAAAAACTACAAGCTGATATTAAAAATTATAAAACCGTGGAGGGAACTGCTAAATCAGTCATATTTATATTTCTTCCAGGTGGGATGGCACATCAAGAAAGTTTTGATCCAAAACCATTATCTCCTATAGAATACAGAGGCCCTTTAGGAGCAATACAAACAAATGTTCCAGACATATATTTAAGTGAAAATTGGAAAAATACAGCAACTATCGCTGATAAAATAACTATTTGCAGATCTATGACACATGGAGAAGCTGCACATGAACGTGGAACACATAATATGTTTACTGGATATAAACCAAGTCCAGCATTAAATTATCCTAGTATTGGCAGTGTTGTATCTCACGAATTTGAATCTATAAATAATATGGTAATTAAAAACATGTAAAAGTTTTTAATTTTAAAGTGAAATTACTTTTGGGCTTACCACAAAACCCTCTATTCCTTTGTCAAAAACATTAGGAACTACTTTTCTCATTATATTATAAGATCCATTTAAATCTGCATTTATTAACGTTCCATTTTTAGATTTAAATAAGCCTCTTTTAATTCTTTTTCCATCATAAATATTCTTTTTGCAAATTTCTTCTAAATCAATAAAAGAACATTTTGATGTATAACTTTCTTCATTTAAAATTACTTCAATTCCTTCTAATTCACATTTATATTTTAATTGATTAATGTAAATTAAATACGGAATATTAACAAAATTTTGATTATTCTTCTTTCCAATATTAATGTCTTGTTTCCAATTCTTATTATATCCAATAATGAGTTTAGATATATTCTTAGAAACTAATTGATTCACTAAATATCTTGATGATTTATGAAGATAATCTTTGATTTATTTAAATTGGTAATGTTAGTTATAAAGAAAACTAGTGGGTATGTGCTTGGACATGACTGGGCAACAGATAATTTAGGTGTAAATAAAAATGGCAAAATTATGCCATTTGATCTTGGAAGATCTAGAAATTATGGCAATGCTAATGTAAAAAAACTTGAAATTCCAGAATTAGAATAATAAATAAATATTATGGAATTTAAATTATGGTTAGAAAAATCTACAGAGTTTGAAATTTTGAAAAAGAATAAAAAACCATTAGATTCAGAAGAAAAAGAACAAGCAATGAAGGCAGGTGCTGTTTGGCATTTTAGTAATAAGCCATCTTGTGCTATTTTTCAAACCAAGGATTCCAAAGGACAAAAGTTTTATTTTAGTAATACTCATAGAACGTATTCTAAATCTAAAACTTTAAAAGGAGCAATTAGAGACTTTAAGACTATAGTTGAGCCTTCATCCTAAATATTTTATTTGGGGGGAAATATGGAAATTTTAATTCTTTGGCTATTATTATCAATATTTTCATTTGTTTATGAAAATATAATGAAAGAAAATAAATCAAATATTTTCTTAATAATGATTTTATGTTTATTAACTGGTCCATTATTGCTTATAAATAGAACTTGTATATAATGAATTTGTATTTTAAAAATTGGTTCATTTTAGAAAATACAACAGTTTTAATTACTGTTGATTATTCAAGCTATATTAAATATTTAAATGCAACATTTAAGAAATTTTTAGAATATTCAATTGAAAAAAAAGAAAAAGTGAATAGTTTTGATTTAAATGTATTAATTCAAAAAATCAATCTATATCTAAAAGATTATCCAAATTTAAATGATTTATTGTCTTCTATAAATTCTAAAAATATTAAAGAAATTTTCAATCAAAAAAATAAATTAACATCTTGGGGATTGAATAATTTTTCATTATTTCAAGCTATAAGAGAAATCGGTAATTTGTTATATACTTATATTGATTTTTTGGATAAATCAACTAGTAAAAACAATACAGAAGAAGAAGATGAACTTAAAAAGTTATATTCAGAAGCTTTAGAAAAAACTCAAAAAAATCTAGAAAATATAAAAAGTAAAATTGATCAAGCTATAAAAAAAATAAATAATTGGACCATATCTAATATTCAATTAATACCAATTTTTTCAGAAGATTCTGGTGAGGAAATTTATTCAATATCAAATTCTGCATTTGTAAAATTTGAAAATGGATTATCTTTTTCATTATTTATGCATGATGGAAAAATAGAAATAGATGATATTCTTGAAGGTGGGGATTCAGACTTTTTTAAAGATGAGACTTCTCAAAGTAATTATTTTGAGTTGATTGAAGAACTTAGAAATCCAAATAAAAAAGATAAAATATTAACCCTTTATACTGCTCGACCTGTTACTGACAGAGAATTTTATTCTAATGCAAAATATCTTCCATTAAATATATTTTTGGCAGATAATATTTCTCATGTAGATGGATTAGCATCAGATTTATCAAGCACAACTAAAAGAGATGTTTGGAAGATTAAAATAAATAATAAATATTTAATTCAAACTTTAGACTCAAAAATAAAATATTATCAAGTAATAAAAAATAATGCTCCAATAGAATCTATAGAATTAGTTTCTTAACAATAAATTAACAATAAATTAAATCACATTTAAATTTTACATTATATAATTAACCATGAAAAAAATATTTTATAGTTTACCTGGCGAAGGATTAGGTCATGCAATTAGAACATTATCTATAATTGAAAAATTGTCTGATCAAATAGAAGTTCATATATTTACATGGGGAGAAGCTTTTGACTTTTTTAAAAAGCAAAATTATAAAAATCTCTATAAGATAGAAGCAGATTTGCCATTTGGAAGAGGAAAAAATGGTCAAATAAGTATTATAAATACAGGATTGAATTTTATTAAATTTTGTTCTAAATTCAAAACATCATTTAAAGATATTGAAAAGCTTGCAAAAGAATTAAAGCCAGATTTAATCATATCTGATTTTGAACCAATTTTACCAAGAATTGCTAAAAAATTAAATATAAAATATATAAGCATTGATAATCAACACAAATTTAGCCGATGTTATGCCGACGATGTTCCATTAAAATATAAATTTTATTGTTGGTTAATGGGATTGTATACAGAATTATTAGTTCCAAATCCAGATGTTGCTATTGTCTCAACTTTTTACCATTCTTCTATTAAAAAGAAACCAAATAAAACAATTTTAGTAAATTGTTTTATGAGAGAGTTAATGGAATCCACTCCTACATCAGATGAGAATTTTATATTAGTATATTACAAGTCTTCAAGTGGAGACTTATTGTTAAAAGAATTAAACAAGGTTTCAAGTTTTATAAAAATTAAAGTTTATGGATGTCCAAAAGAAAAAAGAATATATTCAAATATAGAATATTCAGACATTTCTAATGAATCTTTTGTTAAAGATTTATCTAAATGTTCATATTTATTGTGTTCTGCTGGAAATCAACTTTTAGGCGAAGGAATTTATTATGGCAAACCAATATTTGCAGTTCCAGAACCTAATCAGGCAGAGCAATATTTAAATGCATATTTTGTTGATAAAACAAATTGTGGAGTTATTTGTAATGTAAATCAAATATCAATTGATAAAATACTAGATTTTATCAATAAATTTAAAACAAATTCTTCATCAAAAATTAACGGAGTAAATGAAGTAGTTCCTATAATAAATAGCTATTTAAAGGACTAAAAATAATGAAAGAACGATTAAAAGTTAAATCTCTTTTTATATCTGATATACATTTAGGATGTGGATATTGCAAATCAGATAAATTATTAAACTTTCTTAGACATGTAGAACCAGAGAACTTATATTTAGTTGGAGATATAATTGATGGTTGGAAAATGAAAAATAAAGTGTTATGGAATGATGAATATAACATGATATTTAAAAGAATATTAGGAATGGTCAAGCATGGAACAAAAGTTTTTTACATAACTGGAAATCATGATGAATTTTTGAGAAAATTTACACCAACGGAATTTGGAAATATAAAAATTTGTGATGAAGTGATTTACACTTCAATAAAAGGTTCTAAAATATTAGTTATTCATGGCGACATTTTTGATCAATTAACTATAAATTCAAAGTGGTTATATTTAATTGGTGATAAAGCATATTCAATAGCAATGTTTCTAAATTTTGTATTAAATAAAATAAGAACTTTTTTAGGATTAAAATATTGGTCATTTAGTGCTTTATTAAAGAAAAACGTTAAAAAAGCTGTTAATCATATTAATAATTTTGAAAAAATATTAGTTAAATATACAAAAGATAAAAATTGTGATGCCGTTTTATGCGGACATATTCACACACCAGATATTAAACGAATTGACAATATAGATTATTATAATTGTGGAGATTGGGTAGAATCTTGTTCTGCTATCATAGAAGATTATGATGGTAATTTTAAATTAATTTATCCTTAGAAAGTTGAACATGGAAGATAATAGAAATATAACAGATTTCTTTAAATATTGGACAGACGAAGCAATTAAAACAAACCTAGATTTAAAAAGAAATAATTTTTCTGTTTTAGTTCAAAATGTTATTAGAGACTTTAATCTTGGTGTGGTAATTAGAAACTCTAATGCATTTTTAGCAAAAGAAGTTATAATATATGGAAAAAGACAGTATGACAAAAGAGGAACTGTTGGAACATATAATTATGAAAACATAAAACATGTAAAAACAATAGATGAATTAAAATTTCCAGATAATTATTTTATAATAGGTGTTGATAATATCAAAGAATCAAAACCAATAGAAAAATATGAATATCCAAAAGACAAACATGTTTTATTTGTTTTCGGAGAAGAAAATATTGGATTGACAGATGAGTTAAAGTCAATTTGTAATGAATTTCTTTATATAAAACAATATGGATCTGTAAGAAGTCTAAATGTTGGAACCGCAAGTGGAATAGCAATGTATTCCTATTGTTCTTCTGTTTTATAAAAAGTTTGTAATATTTTATAAAATTCTTCTTTATAATTATCTACTTTTTGAGGGTTGCGGGCAGTTGCTATAAAATCTACGGAAATCTAGGATAACCATAGGAATTATTTTTACTAAATTCGGGCTATACCCCGAAAAATTATCTGTAGCACACTATATAAAGGTATGCTACTGGTTGAACGACACTATACGAAAGGATCACCCGAACTCGTCCGGCTCTGCCGATTGAGTAAGGAGTTGTACAACCGTGCCAACTTCCTCATGCGTCAAGCATGGTTCAACCAACAACACCTAAAATACAAAACACTGCCCGACATCAACATCCTCGTAGCCGCCGTCAATGACTTGGACTGTTTCAAGCAACTACACAATACCAAGACGGCAAAACAAACCGTCCGCAAGGTATTGACCGATTGGAGCAACTTCAAGAAAGCATTGACCGCCTACAGCAAGGACAGAAGCAAGTTCATCACCTGTCCGAAACCGCCCAACTACAAGGACAAGATGGCTCAAGTCATCTTCTATAACGAAACCATCAAGGGAGGGCAGAAACATGTTCCACTTGAGAAACTGACTGCCACAAACAACTGCTTCTCTGTGCCGTACCGAGAAGGTTACAAGCAAGTGGTCATCACGCCCAAAGCCTTCGGGTTCGTGA